TTGACTGGTTGCTGTTTACAAGTGCTTGTAATGCTTGTATAACAACCTTACGTTGTGCTTTGCGGCCAAATGTACCAGCACCGTTTGTCTGATTTCCAGATTCTGTTACCCAACGATGTGGGTAGTAAAGAGCCATGCTTTCATCACCGTTACGGATGTTATCAGCATCAACATCAATATAATTTTGTCTAAATTCTTTTACGTTAAAGCCACTTCTACGTGTGTTCCATAGCAACATACCTTTTGGATACAGTGCTGGATCCGGAGCATCAAAGTCTAAGAAATCGCTCGATAACAATTCTTCGATAGTACCTGGTTCGTCACTGGTTGCGCCTGCTGTGTTGTAGCGAGCATCAGCAAACAACATACCGTCTTCAGTACTTTGGTCTGACTTGTCTACCAAGAACCACTTTAACAAATCTTTATTAAATCGATACACTGTTCCCCAGTTTTCAGTATCGCTGCTGTCAACCCATAAGTCTCCAGTTTCTAACGGCGAACCGTCGATCTGTGTTTCTGGCTTGGTGGCACTTACAAGTGGTCCAGTTGGGTCTGTTAGTGGAAATTCATTTAGGTATCCCACCCAATCGTTTCCGTCGTGAATCATAATATCCACTTCGTCAACAACACTGCTGTACCATAGTGTACCGTTTGCTGTTAAACTGGTTGGAGGATTACTGTTGGCAGAATAAGTCAATGGTTCCCATAAGCTGGCAACATGATCATGATCTCCATCGGGATCCAAGTACAAATTAAGAGTTCCATTACCTGTGCTTGGCACATATTCTGAAAATCCAAGTGCTGCCAGTGGGCCGTTTGTGCCATCTAACAAGTGAATGTCGCCACCTTGTTCGTGTGCAATTTGTAATCTATTCTGACTGTCAACACTGGCTTCAATAGGAGAACCTGATGGTAATAGTGTATTAATAGCAGTGGCCACAGTTGCGGCATTGGCCACAGCAGGTGTTGCAATTGTGAAACTAATAGTGGTATCAGTAGTTAACGCAGCCGATCCTTGTTCTGTGTAAGCAATGTCGAAAGTATAAGTTGTGCTTTCTCCGCTCACAACAAATGTTAAGTCATTAGCCGGAGTGGTGCCGCCTAGGGCAGTACCTAAAATCTTCAGCGTATTACCTGATTGGTATCCTGTGCCGCCACTTGTTATTGTAACAGTGGTATTTGCACTAGAGTATGTGGTTAACGCACCTGTTTTAGTAACAGTGGCTATTGCGCTTGCGCCTGTGCCTGTAACAGTGGCAACTGCTACTGCTGTGTATGTAGCGGCTGCGCTAACACTAGTTCCAGCAATGGTAGTTACCGCAGTTAATACTCCAGCATCGCCAGCAAATGTGCTTGCTGTCACTTTGCTAGATTTGATAGATGTAGGAGCAGCACTTTTTCTACGATAGATAGCAAAGTCTGCTTGTTGCGGACTTGTTTCAGTGGTGTTATATTTTACATACAATTGACCAGCTGCCAAGTTTGCGCCACCGCCTGATTTATCTAGCTTGTACAAAGCTGTTGTTGGGTCTGAATACAATGGAGCATCAATTTGTTCAAATAGTTGTGTTGTGCTATTGTAACGTTTTGCTCTCCAACGTGCGCCTAAATTAGGTTCCGTTGTTTTAATCCACACACTACCTGTAGGAGCATTTAAATCTCCAGCCTTCCATTGAGGAACGCTGGTGTGTGGAGCCATTGATAATAACACTGTGCCAGTCCAGCTGTTGTCCCATGCTGTTGTGCCAACTTGTACCCATGTACCGCTGTTGTTTCTATACCATACAGTCATTGGGTGAACTGTGGTTAAATCTGGTTCTGTAACATCGTCGCCTACTGCTACAACAGCATAACTACCATTCTTACCAACACTGCTAGCAGGGCCGCCTGTTCCAGCATTTACTTTGGTTGGATCTGTAATTACTAAAGGTATTTTGTTAGTGAATGTTTGTCCGCCGGTTACAGTGGCAGCATCTCCATTCCACTCAAAGATACCCCAATTGGTGTTGTCAACATCTAACCAATAGGTTCCATTGTTAGGCTGAGCTGATGGTGCGCTGGCACTAGCATCTAGCTCAGCTAAATCTAAATCAGCACGTACTACATAAGCACGATTACTAACACCTAATAGACTATATGCTGCATGTAAACCATACTCATTCTGCTCACCAGCATGGATTGGATTGTTGCTCGCATCTGTCTTGAATAAAGGATCGCCAAAAGTATCTCCAAGATCTTTTTGACTTGTTAGAAGGTAAACTTTGCCTGCGTTGGCCTTTAGTGTACCTGGAGCAGTGCCGTCTCCTGCACTGTTACTCTTGTCTTGAGCAGAGGCAATCACAATCATTGGGACTGTGCCGGGCTCCGCTGGTGTATAAAACGATTCGTCAATTACTTTGACTTCTACGCCGGGTGAACTTAATGCCATATCAGCTTCTCCTAAGGGTTCTTGTTCTAAATGTATTTAGTGTATTTTGGCAAAATCTTACGCTAATACACCACCGAAAAGGGAAAGAAAAGGTGCGTATAAATACAATATGTCAAGACCGTTATGTATTTGTGGATATAGACCGGCCGCCGTTAACTATGTTAAGAACGGTCGCACTTATTATCGTAAGAAATGCGAAAGCTGTCTAGCGGGTGGAGTAGGGCATGGCATCCCTAAATGGTATTCAGACGGATACCGTATGAAAAGTGTTTGCGATAAATGCGGCTTTAAAAGCAAACACAGTGAACAATTTAACGTCTTTCACGTAGACAGCAATCTCAATAACAGCAGACCCTTGAATCTAAAAACTGTTTGCGCCAACTGTCAGCGTACTCTAGCCAAAGAAGGCGTCAAATGGTCGCAGGGTGGACTTCAACCAGACTTTTAATTTGCGAGAATAAGTCGTCTATCGATCCGTTGTTGTCAACTTCCAAGTCAATGCCTCGGCCTATCCAGGCAGTTTCACTAGCGTGAATTCCTAATCGTTCCATATTCATTTTACTGATAGCCCAGCTCATATTGCTATGCCCCTGATTAACGTTCCACGCATCCTGGTACCATTCGGGATCACTGCCGCGTATTACACGCACCACTTGCCCACCTGCGTTCTTGATGGCTTTAATTTCGTTAGGAAATCTCACATCGCTAATCACAATGTTATCCTTGGTTTTACGCATCTTATTTTCCAAACTAGCAATCCAAATATCATCGTGAAAACCGTTGCGGCAAACTTCTGTGCCCCACTGCTGTAAGATCCATCTAGGAGTTAGATTGGGCTTGTTTAATCGTTCTGCCCACCACGGGTCAACTTGTTCGCGCCATTCACGGGCTTCTTTAGTGCGACCTTCTAGTAAGGTTCTGTCCCATCCAAACACTGCGCTAACAGCATCTTTAAGTGTGTTGGCAAAACTATCTCTTCTAAAACCATGAAAGTTTACCAAATAATCTGCGGCAGTATCTTTGCCCGAACCAATGAATCCCACGAAGCCTATAATCATATTATCTCCTGCTGATAGTATATATTACAGGATTTTTACAATAAGGTCAATAGTGATTGATTAAACGCCGTACTTATTTCGTTTAGGTTTAGCAACTGTACTGGTTTTGTTAACGCTATCTAATTCTAAACTGCGCATGTCTCCGTGATTTACATCATCGTAGGCTGCGCCCACTGCTTTGGCGGCCTTTTTGAACATTTCGTTTTCTATTTCTGTATATGGATGTACAGTTTTCTTTTTACCATGCCAGCTTTTGGCATCAATGTCGGGTACAGTTTTGCCATCAGTAGCAGCCATGGCTTGGCCTAGTTTAAACGATACATAATCGCTATTCATTTTTTCAGCATCGCCGTAAGTGCTTATACCACGACTAGATTGACTGTGCCGCTTGGTAATTTTAGCCTGTTTAGCTTCTGATATGATTTCTGTAACTTTCATTCGCAGTTCCATTTACGTAATGCCAATGCTTTTCGAGTTGGTTCACCGTTGGGCTTTTTCATCGGGCCGTCAACTCCGCCCATTCTAGCACAGAAACTCTTACGGCGTTTAGCATCTTTACTACCTGCTTTTAACTTGCTAGGTTTAGTAGTTACTGCCATTTGTAATTTGCTGCCAGGATTCTCTCTACGATAGCTAGCAACACCTTTGGCATTTAGTCCACCTTTTTTACTCTTGCCAGCACTTCGTCTCCATGCTGCCGATTCTGAAATAATTTCGTTAACTTTCATAATTATCCAATAACAAATGTCATTGGTGTTCCACCAGACACCAATGTTTCTAATTCTTTATCCAATGCTGCGATTTCTTCTTTGCTGGCTGCTTTAAGATCACTACCGTTAAGCTGGGTGCCGCCACTTGGTCCAGCAATTTGAGCAAACTTGCTACGAGCTTCGCCTAGTATACCTTTACAAACTGCTAGACTATAATCCCTAATCCATTGTTTGGCATACAGATCATTTATAAGGTTGTAATCGGGTCTATAGTTATAGCACCGAAGCATGATTGTTTCACCGTCAACAAAGGGTCTTTGTAATATTCTTAAGATATGACTTTGCTGAATCCACTGAAATTCAATATATGCGCCAAACATACGCCCAACCATTTCTTGATACTGCGCAAACATATCATAAGTAGCAATGCCGCCCATCATGGTGCTGTTTAACAAATATGTGTTGGTATAAGCAAGATTGAATGGTTCAAAGTTAGTGCCTGTGCCGCCACCTGTTCTAGATCCTAACGTTCGTCTAAATACACTTTGTACAGCAATAACTTCATCGGGTAATCTGTAATCGTTTCTGTCTTTTTCTAGCTCTAAAAACATATAACTTTCTTCAACGGCATTTGGGCTACGTTGTCTAAAGCGGTTGATAGTTTTTTCCAAGGCTGTTTCAAAGTGAATAGGGTCTAGTTCAACATCAATCATACCATCGGCCAGCATGGTGCGGCAATAGTCGTATACTTTTTGTCTTTCAGCTTGTGGATTTGTTTCTGACATTTGGTTCTCCCACTATATTTATTAATAAATATACTACTATGCCACGTTTATCACTATACCGCCCTGAAAAGGGCAACGATTATAAATTTATAGATCGTACTGCCAGCGAGATGTTTCAAGTTGGTGGAACGGACGTATATTTACACAAATATCTAGGGCCCGCTAACCCTGACGAAGAAAATGCCACTGCTGATCAACCGCGGTACGATGCTGTTAAAGAAACAAACATTCAAGATTTGTTATTTCTCGAAAATCGTGACAGAAAATATGATCCCAGCATATACAGATTGCGTGGCGTATACAATGTTCAAGATTTAGACTTTAATTTAAGTCAGTTTGGATTGTTTTTAGATAATGATACAATTTACATGACCATGCACATAAACGATTTTATTCGTTCCGTGGGCAGGAAACCCTTGAGTGGTGACGTTGTTGAATTACCGCATATCAAAGATGAATTTGCGCTCAACGACATTGATGTCAGCTTGCCTAGATATTTTGTTATCAGTGACGTGGGCCGCGCCGCAGAAGGATTTAGCCCCACATGGTATCCGCACTTATATAGATTAAAACTTACAAAAATTGTTGACAGTCAGCAATACAAAGAAATATTTGACCAAAAAGTTGTTGACCCTATCACAGGTGAAGAAACAAATACTACACTGCGTGATATTCTAAGTACACATAATAAAGAATTACAAATAAACGATGCCTTAATTGCTCAAGCTGAAGCCAATGCCCCCAAGAGTGGTTACGAAACACAGCAGTTTTATACATTGGCAGTTGATGCTAGTGGTAAGGCAGCATTACAAAGTGTGGACGATTCTTTTGCTCCTCCAGATGCGTCAACTATGACCATGGACGCAAGCAGTGTGACCAAACGTCCTCAACGTAATGGTTATAGTGGTTACTTGACAGGCGATGGTATTGCGCCCAACGGAGTGGATTTTGGACATGGCATACAATTTCCAAATGGAGCCTTGGACGGTGACTTCTTTTTGCGCACTGATTTCTTGCCTAACAGGTTATACAGATTCGACAGCACGAGATGGATTAAATTTGAAGACAATGTGAGAACTACACTAAGTAATACTGACACTAGAAATACGCTTAAAGGCACATTCATTAATAACAGTAATAAAACAGGTGTTAATCTTGTCGCTAACGATTTTGCCACGCCAGTGGCCAGTACTACAACATTGTTAACTACAATAACTTATACTAGTGGCATGTATGCCACTGCTAGTATAGGAGATGGTATATTCCCAACAGTGACAGTTACTTCGGGTCTTGCTGGCAAGGCCTTGTTGACATTTAGTGAGACAGCGCCTGCCAATAAACAAATTGCTTGGAAGTTGTATAGCGGATCACAAGATCAACGAATAGCAGTTAGCAAAGCGTTGAAACCTAAGGCAGATTTATAATGCAATATTTTTATGATGGGCAGGTACGTAGATACCTATTACAAATTATTAGGTTACTAAGCAACTTTGTGGTCAAATACAGTGACGGCAGTCTTGTACGTGTGCCTGTAATGTATGGCGATGCTGATAGACAAGCAGCCAATATTATTAAACAAAACAGTGAAAATACAGTACTGGCAGCGCCGCGCATAGCAGTGTATATTACTGAATTAGAACTAGACATGAATAGAATTAGTGATTCTAGTTTTATTAGTAAGGTACATGTGCGTGAACGAGCAGTAAATGAAAGTACCGGTGAGTATACTTCTAGTCAAGGTAACAACTATACTGTTGAACGACTAATGCCAACACCATTCAAACTGACAGTTAAGGCAGACATTTGGTCAAGCAGTAACGATCAAAAGTTACAAATACTTGAACAAATTTTAATGTTGTTTAATCCAAGTTTAGAAATACAAACAACTGATAATTATGTAGACTGGACCAGCTTGAGTGTGGTGGATTTGACACAGGTAGTTTACAGCGGCAGAAGTATACCAGTGGGCACTGCCACTGAAATAGACATAGCCACACTAACATTACAAACTCCTATATGGATCAGTCCACCTGCTAAAATTAAACGACTCGGTGTTACTACAAATATTGTTACTAATATTTTAAGCTCATTAAACAATTCCAACGGAGATTATGTAGAAGGGCTAGGCACTGATAATAATATTTCAGGATTGACTACACCGCCCACAAATCCGTTATTTGGTCAAACTACAACCATAGGTAACTTTGACATAGAAGTTATAAACGGACAAATTAAACTTATCAGTAACGAAGGAAATTACCTAGCATGGAGTATGTTGATACAACAACACCCCAATGTTTATCATCCCAGCTTGACAAAAATTTATTTAAGACAGCCTGACGGTAGCTATGTTGTTGGATACGTTGCGATTAGTTCCTTGGATGACACTATCATGGTAGTCGACTGGGATTCAGACACTTACCCAGGTAATACATTGATACCATCCAGTTATAGGACCAGTGGAGGCACGTTTGATGCCATTATAGACCCACAGCAAACCGGCCCTGTAAATTTAGTAGTAGGCACTCGCTACTTAATCCTTGAAAATATTGGTGGCGGCCTTAGAGATACTTTTGAAGCTGCCAACAGTGTAAAACGCATCAACACCAATACACTTCACAGAAAAGTCAATGATCACAGGGTATGGGTCAATGGTGTTGAAGTAGGATCGGGCAGTGCGAGAATTCCTGACAATATTGACACTGGAAATTACTATATCGTATTAGATGCCATGGCGCCAAGTGGTAGCGAAATCGTCTACGAATTGATCATGAATGAAGATGGGCCCGATGCTTGGAAAAACACTGACGGTAGCGATACTGTGGCAGCAGCCAATGACATCATAGAGTGGACTGGCACAGACTGGGTAGTGGTATTCAGTGCCCAGGAAAACATCAACAATTTGATTTACTTGACCAACATCTATCCTGGCAAACCTGATGTACAATACAAATGGAATGGCGTTGCTTGGAGCAAGAGTTTTGAAGGTGAATACCAAAAACAGGATTGGCGTCTTGAGCTCTAAAGAACGTATTGTGTGTAGTGGTGCGCTGTTTTACGCAAAAAACACCAAACGATTTTTGCTGTTACAAAAAGCCACTGGCAAACATCAAGGCACATGGAGTCTTGTGGGCGGTACTACGGAAGATCAAGAAACTCCATGGCAAGGTCTTCAACGTGAGATCACAGAAGAAATAGGTACCATGCCCAAGATTATTAAAACTGTGCCTATTGAAACGTTTGTAAGCAACGACACAGTGTTTAATTTTCACACTTATCTATGTGTGATAGATGATGAATTTGTTCCTGTACTCAGCGCGGAACATAGTGGATGGGCATGGACCACTATTGATCATGCTCCAAGACCTTTACATCAGGGCTTAAAAAATAGTTTTAGCAGTCGAATTGTTCGTACTAAATTACAAACAATATTTGACGTAATTGAACTAATATAATTACCAAAGTCCTTTGGGACACGAATCTATTGCTCTTGTTTGAGAAAATATAAGTACTCGATTAGAAATTGTACAAGTAGGATTATGATATTCAACTTGATTTTCTGTTATGTTATTATTTTCTAAAACTGTAGTGTTGTGTAGTACCACTACAGAAGAAAACTCCGAACACGCTCTGCAAACAGTTTCAATATTCAATTTATCTTCTGCTGATTTTTCAATAAATTCAATGTCGTTGACGTACATGGTCATCACTCAACTCCCCATTTGTTCAACGGACATATTTTAAATTTGTAAGTTATTACGTAGTCTATCGGACAAGCACATGCATCACAAATATCAGTGGGTTTTTTCATTTCGCATGTATTACACAAATTTAACCTAGCTGTTTTTTCAGCATCAGTAGTTAATATTCCAAAATTATTTACATCTTCTATCATATGCCGTATTTTCTCCGCTTTGTTTCAAAGTTTTGTAACACTTCACTAGCTGTAAGTTGTCTGCTATAAATTTCAACCGATGGCATTATTCCGTTAAAATAATCGTCGGCATTGTCGTGACCTAGACCTATCCTGCCATTTGCTGCAGGATTTGTGGCTGGTATATTTCCTATACTTCTACTGGTATAGGAAACGCCATTTTTATAAATTACAGATGTGACGTTTATCTTCCACGTGACACATATATTTGTCCATGTATTCAGCGGAATAACAGTTGAAACACTGGCAAAAGATAAATCATTATTACAACAAGCGGCGCCGTCGCCTATTCTAAAATAGAAAGTATCACTGTATGGTCCTATCCAGAACCAATCTAAAGCATTAGGAACATCGTCTTCTCGATTGACAAAATAGCCGTTGCCGCCGTTGTATCTAGTAGGGTACACCCAAAAATTCATAGTCCCTTCTGTTTTATTAAAAGATGTACTTAGCGGTACTGTAATAAAACTAGGATTGCTGTATGTAAAACTAAATGAATTAGTACTGTCATTAGAATATGTTAAATTAGATACGGTCAAAGGGGCACTGTTATCTTCAGTCACAAGATTTAACAACGCTTGAGTAGATGATCGCGAACTACTGGTCCATGAACTAGCCGTTGAGCCTGTTTCAAATTGTATGTGAGCTAGATCATATATAATATTTCCCGACGAGGGGAAGAAATAAGAAATACAAGTAGCATAAACAGGAGTAAATGTCATAGACTGTTTAGTCCATACTCCAACAGCACCAAGTGTCGCTGAAAAACTGAAACCTGTAGCTGACCCACCTGTGTAGTTATAAATTTGATAGCTGATAGATTGGCCTACCGCTGCGGAATTAACTGTCTTTGTCCAAAAAGAAACAGTGTGAGCGACTCCGGCAGTTACTGGCGCATCGACACCATAAGCCATACCGTCAGTAACACCGTCAGGACGAGTATGGTATATTCGCATACAATCAGTTGTAGGGTATCCAGGTATACTACATCCGGCAGTTCTTATTTCTTTTACTAGTCCCGAGTTAGGTAGGTGTGGCGGTCCCCACCACATTGTTGGAAAGCTGGTTGAATTAATTGATATTTTTACATCATTGGCAAAGTCATCATATACTTTGTGAGTACCGGTCGAAAAGTTGATGTAACCTTGACTGCCATCTTGACTGCTATTCCATGTATGTAAACTAAAAGTAGTAGCAGATAATTTTTTGACGAGATAATTTGTGCCCGCTGTGAGGCCGCCGCCGGATGACTGAGGTGTGACAACATCATAGCTACGTAACGGATGATTACCCGATGTTGTTACAATGTTGCTGGTCACACTACTTATCGTTCCTATACTAAAATACGCATTACCATTGTATTGATTAGTATTATATGTTGACCATCCATTACCCGTTGTGGGAACAGAATTGATAGCAGGCGTTGGTAACAAATTTGTTACGGGTGCGCCGAGCCAAGATTTTTGAGTATTGGCAAGGTCGTGGGCGTATAATAAATTACTAGTCACCGTTCTAATACCAGAAAAAGCACTCATAGTCCAAATCTTCCTTTTAACGCAATAAAATTATTTCTTACTTCGTTGGCACTAAGTGCTCGTTGATATACTTTTACAGCATCAATGTTTCCATTTATATATGAATATACGGAAGTGCCGCCGCCGTCGACATCTGCTTTATTGATTGAGAGATTTCCTATGCTCGATACTAAACCTGGAGTATACTGTTGCGTAGCGGCTGCTACTGTACTAAACAATTCTCCGTTTACATATAAACTCATGCCGCCGCCTGAACTGTTATTTGTGAAAACAAAATGATTGTATACATTCAATGAAGGAACAGTATAGGTAGCAGTGTTCCTATATGCGTCTTCGCCTCTGACAAATCCAAATACGGTCATACCGGTGCCCAGTGCATTTCCTGCCCACCTGATTCCAGTACCGCTATAATAACAAGCACCCACAATAGTACCCGCTTTGTCACGTTGGCCGTAGCCGTTCAACGTGGTGTTTGTGGGCCAAGCAGTAACGTTAACCCACGCTTCCAAGGTAAAACTGGACAATGCAGGTAATAAACTAGCCACTGGTAATGTTGTGGTTATGGTGCTACTTGAAGATTCTCCAAAACTAAACGTATTATTGCTCGCATATACTAAGTTGCTGGGTGTTAGTGGGTTTTGTCCAACATAGTCTCGGACGGAGCCTGTTGTACTTCTACTACCTTCAACATATGGAGTAGCATAACTTCCAAGTTCTAATTGAAAACCGCAATACTCGATTGTAAATCCGCCAGTTATTGAACCTGAGTGTACTGGAAAATATTGTAAGATCGTGCCTGCTTCAGCTGGCCCTGTGGTTGAGTACCGAACCCATTCTGTTGTAAATGAAGGATTCCAATCACCAGTTACCGATCGATCCGAACCATTTGCTCTCCACAGTTGGCTGTTTCCAATATTATTAGGAGCAGTTCCGCCTCTCATTCTAGCATAATATGAAAATGTATAAGTGCCGGTTGTTGGCAGTGTAGTTGAATCAATTGAGAAATATTTGTAACCAGTTGTTCCTGTAAAATATTGTAATACTCCAATTACATTAATTGGATTGCTAACGTTTGGAACATAGGTATAAGTGACTCCAAGATTGGCATAGTTATATCCAAAATTAACAAAGCTCACTCCGTTGTAACTGGCCGCAGGGAATGGAATATAATTAGTAGTAGGCTGACCTAGCCATGAGTTCTTAGTATTAGCTGAATCATAGCACATAACTAGGCTGTCAGTACTTACTGAATTATTGTGTGATAATGCCATTATACACCATACCTTACTCTATATGCGTTAAAATTTTTAGTAACTTCGGCATCTGTTAGCATTCTGCTGTATATTTCTAATGTTGCAAGATTGCCGCGTAGATTACTAGCTATAGTACTTGTGGCGTTTAATGCGACTGGTGTATAAGTATTATTTGGACCACTAGTTGATATATCTACCCCATTACTATAAATTGTTCGTGCCGCTGTTAAATTATTAAATCTAAAAGTGATATATTTCCAACCTAATGCTCCTATATCTCCTCCGTATGTATAATAATCGGCGGCGCCAGAATTCAAATATAACAAGGAATTATTTGTTCCATACGATGGATATAGACCAATTCCAAAGTTGATAAGAATTTGGGCGGCAGTATCATCTACGTTGAGCCAAGAAGATACTGTCCACGATTGGTTAAGATTAGTTTGTGTTGCGGCTAATGGATTAGTCACAGTCGCAGTTTGCGCTCCTGTAAAAACAAAATAGCCGCCAGCATTGTATGTTGGAGAGCCAACTAATGTAGCATCAAAGTTACCAGTTAGATCTTTCCATACTGTCCCAGTGCCGGGATAACTTTTACTATTAGCTGCATCTAATAACAATACAAGATTTTCTGTTACAATACTAGTACCGTACACGTTTGACATTAATGTACCTCATTACGCATATGTAGTATTCATAGTATACCACTGTGTTGTAGAAAACGCAACAAACTCTAGCACAGTTGAAATTGGAAGAGAAAATGCTATGTTGGTACCAAGCGAATTAATCTGACCACCAACTGCTGGATATATGTTTAATGCGTTGGCGCCGCCATTTCGAATGACAATACGCATACCTGGTGTAGCTGTTGGAAATATAACACCAGTCGATGCTGCTACAGTGGTTACATTGTTAAGTGATCTAAATAATGCTAATGCTGTACCTTGCGTGGCACCTGTAGCGGTCAGCGATGGACTTACTCCATAAGCAACAAAACCTGAATATTGTGCTAGTTTAACTACACCAGTGTCTAATACTTCAATGCTAGGAATACCTGAGATGTCATTAACGCTGAAAATTGTGCCAGTCATTGAGTTGGTAATAGAGAACAATTGTCCCACAGTGCCTTCAAAACTCAGTGTACCAGCATCCAAC